TCTCAGTTTCCATTAAGAATACATAAATACCTGATTCTAAATTCTGATAACCACTATGGAATTGTGGGTCAGATGATTCTGGTAATTCATCAAACTTAAAGTTATGTAAACCTTCTTGAACTGAATCCTCAAAGATTGTTGCTATTTTCTGTCCATTTATATTGTAAATACTAATCTTAACATCTCCGGCTTGTTCCATAAAGAATTGGAAGTTTATGTCGTTATGTTCTGATTGTATAAAAGGGTTTGGATAAATGTAAGTCAATTCGTCTTCACCTGGTTCTCCACCACCGAATGCCCAATACTTATTCCAAATACGAATATTACCACTTTGTCTTTCCATTAGTAAGTCATCTCCGTTTGGATTACCTGCTGCATATTTACCTACGAATTGTAAGTCTGCTGTAATCCACTCGTCTGGATTGTTCTCACTAATTAATGATTGGAATACTAATTCTAATCCAACTATTTCTTCTGTTATGTAATAATCGATTGGTGCATTGTTTGGTGAGTTTTCTAATGAACCAAATGAAATTGTTTTGTATCCTTCTTCGTCAATCTCACTTTCATTTAAGTAAGTCATCCAAGGGCCTGGAAGTAATCCTGTTTGAGCGTCTAAGAATTGTAATTGGTCTGCTTTAAATCTAACCTCAAACTCATATCCTGCTATCTTGTTTACTTCACCAGTCATTTGGTCTGCGATTGGTGTAATGGTTAAAGGAACTACAACTTGATTACCCATTTGAACTTTAACACTTCCGTCCGCCGGTAATGATAAACGAACATCTGGATTTTCAACTATTGTTCTTGGTGATGATGTTCTTGCCCATTCGTCTGGTGCTGTTCCACTACCCCAACGATAATATGTTGTTCCGTCAAGTGTTGGTGTGATTGCTGTTCCGTTGTTATCAACTTTTAAACCTGTTAAGTTCATATCACCTGTAAAGTAATATGCGATATCACTATCGTTTGATGTTCCAATGATATCTACTTGTTTATCATTGTCATCTGTTTTGAATAGGTAATCTGGATTTACATCATCTCCAAATGTAGAACTACCTGCTCCTAACTTGATTGATAAAGTATCTAATCCTGTTTGAACATCATCCATTAAAGGATTTAAATAAATAACACCACCAGCGTCTTGTGTAAGTTCTGCTGTTTCTTGTGCTAAATCATCATCAACAAAGATACTGAATTCTCTTCTTTGGTTTCTTGCACTTCCATCGTGTTCTTCATAGTAAGTGTATGAATCATCACTACCATTTAGATTATCAATACTTGACCATTGTTGATATGTTTCTCCGTTGTAGTGTGTGTAGTCTGTTTCAAACACTCCTGATGTGTATGCCCATAAGAAATATGTATCGTTTAATTGAAAGACATCATCTCCGTCAACATCTCCGATTAAATATGCACTTGGTGTTGCTACATCAATATCTTCTTCATTTTCATATTTGTTTGATTGGAAATTAAATGATGCGATTGCGTCATTGATGTTTGTAATCGCTCCTCTATCCAATAAATAAGTTGTATGGTCTCCAACATAATCATCTGCTTCTGGTGGCCAGAACGATACACGATATCTGTTGTTTCGTGGTAAAGAAATATTAAAGTATCCTTTATCATCTGTGTATGTCCAATACCAATAACTAACTCCTCTAAATCCGTCGTTTTGAATTTTTTGGTCTGTTGTTGAACCTGCATTTTGTTCATAGTATCTCATATGTTGATACCCTAATGCAAATGTTCCTGACAAGTCATAAGTTCCCATAACATCATCATTTAGAGATTCATCAGTATTACTTGTTGGATAATTAATATCTCTTGGATTTCTCCAATTATCAAGTTCATCTGGATTAGATTCGTCTAATTCAAATATAACTTTCATTAATGGATATTTGTTTCTTGTAAATGATGAACCATCATATTCTCCGATGTATCTCATATATCCTTCAACATCAACAAGTTTCGGGTGTAGAGTCATATCTCCACGAGCAGCACCATTAAAAGTTCTGTCTGCTGTTCTATGGTGTCCCCAATTTCCGTCTATGTAAACTTTGTAATCTAATAAATAATCATCAGATACATAAGTGTAGTATCCTGATGTTCCGTCATAGTATGTTGGTACTCTAAATGCTCTTGGTGCAAAGTCATCAACAACATCATTTATTTTAAAGAAAAACTTTATTACTTGTTTTTCTACTCCATTACCACCACCAAATGTTTTGTCTGGTGTTCCGTCATTATCGGCATCAACTCCGTGTGATACCATAGTAACTCTTAACCAATCGTATCTATTATCGGATATTGATTCTTCTACTAATTGTGTAGAAGTTCCGACTGCTAATGAATCTTGATAACCAACATTTGCATAATGAACTACTTCAAACGAATAGTCTGCTCCTGAACTTTCATCACCTTCAGTCCAACCTGATATATGACTACCTTTAACAACTTTGGAATCTCCTTGACTCCAAGCGTTGATTGATGTTTCACCTGATTCTACCCAAGTGATTAAATCATTATCAAAGGCAATATCAAACCTAAGTGTAGTAATATCTTCTCCTACATCGTCTAATGTAACTTCCATTTCTAAGACTTTATCTCTCCAAATATCAAAGTTATTATTATCAAACGCTTGATTGTCGGTGTCTTGTGCTAAAAAGTCATCTAAATCTTGTGTAACGGAATCTTTCCACCACATTTGTGGGGTATCCCAATTACCTAATTGTTTTACTCTTATGATTGGGGATTGTGCAAAGACAAGTCCAAACATAACTGCTGACATAACCATTTTTTTCATAAACTGAAACATTGTTTTCTCCGTTGAGTTTTAGTCAATAATAAATATAAGATTGTTAAAGATTATACATCGAACCTAACGATAAATGATGTTTCAATATCGTCAGATAATTTGATGGGTTTTGCGAGTTTTCCGTGAGCTAATAGTTCATTATTTTCACTATATAAACCTATATCAGTCACGAAAGGTTTGAAATTTGATTCTGTTACAAATGGTAATGCCTCAGATGCCGCATTATAAAATGTGGCATAACTACCTGTTCCTGCTCCACTTGGTTGGTCTGAAGGTGGGAAATAGTTTGACATACTGACAACTCCCTCTGCCATTGTAATACTACCACTACGACCAGGCGTTATACTAATGTTTGTTGTGGTATTGAACTCGTGTGGTTTAACTCTTACACGATATTCATATTGATAATGAGTTTGTGATGCTTTATATTTTAAATTAAACGAAGTTCCAAATCCTACATCTTTATAAGAACCTGTATCGGTAAATACTAATAGTCCTTGTTCGTAAAATATGTTTCCTACTTCTGAACCACTACCACGAGTTGCCGCAGTAGTTGAACTACCACTTTGAAAGTCATTAGTTTTAAATGTTGAGAAACTTGCTGAGTGATTGTTATCATATAGATTACCCTCTCCGTCATCTCGTATATCAAATGTCTGTCCACCTACCGTAGCAGATAATTCAATACTTTCAGGTTTTATTTTCTCACCATACAATTCTCTTGGAACACTTATGACTGACGCTGAGTTATGTAGATTTCTATTCATAGAACCTGACCTTACATACTCTCGTCCGTGTTTAGAATAGAATAAATTATGCAACATTGTATATGTTGGATATCCAAAGAAATTTGTTGATACTGAACCTGATGTGATTGTAATGACTGCGTCTGATGAACTCACATAATTAAATCGTGAACCACTACGAGCTTTGATTGCGAATACACCGCTACCACTATCGTTATTGGTAAATGTAAAGTTCTTAAAAGATTGAAAGGACTTTATTGTAGCATCGTTATCTAAGTCAAGATTTTTGAACATTAGGTTGTCCTAAAAATCAAGTTTCACTTTAATAATAGCTTCCCTTGAATATGATTTTAATAATGGTTTACTTAATTTAGCAATTGCTAATAGTTCATTGTCATCATTGTAAAGACCAACTTGTGTAATAAAAGTTTTAGGGTCTTTAAAGAAAGTTCCTTGTGTTAAACTTCCGTCTGAGCCAGTAGAGAAAGTTGGATTAGAACTAAAATTAAAGTCTTTGTTGTTTACACGAACAAAGTAATTTGTTGAACTAATTTCTTCTTCTCTTCTTGCTTGGAAACTTGAACCAGATTTTATTGAATTATAAAATACTGCTGAACGACTGATAAACATATCGGCGTCTCTTGCGTTGGAATCTAATCCACCACTTGCTTCTAATTGAACGGCGTCTAATAATATAAGTCCTAAATCAGGATAGAATTGACCAAGAGCACCACCTGGTTGGTTAGCTGCTGTTGTGTTAATCCCGTCTGAAATACTACCACTTACAACATTAAACACTCTACCACCTTCATTTACGGTCGGGTTATTTGTTGCGCCACTATCATCAATCAACTGAATTTTTGCTGCTTTACCAGACATCTGACCTGTTAATTGTATTTCCCAATTACCTGGGTCAATCTTTTCTCTTTGTCTTGCTCTTTGGAAAGAGATGAAATAAAAGTCATCACTTGAATCTGCGTGACTTGTAAATGTAAACTCTTCTGTGTTAGGTGCTAACAATAGATTTCTAAATTGTCTATATAGAGCTGCTGTTTGTCTACCACCTGTGGTTAACTTAGTAGTATTACCTGTTGAACCACTTCCGTGAATATTTGCATATCCTACTGCAAATTGTACTTCCGCAGAAGTATCTGAATTTGGGTCTACATTATATAGTTCTAAAAAAGAACCTGTGATATTTCCATTAAGTGATTGTGTAAAAAATGAAGTAAGTGTGGAACTTCCACCTGTCCACAACCCACTTGATATAGTTGTTCTTTGATTTTCAACTATGTCGTCTGCTGGATTAAATCTTTTAAATGACATTACTTACTCCTTATACTTTACTTGGGTCAGCTTTTACGGTAATCGGTATAGTGAATTGTGCACCTGTTTGATTACCCGTTACTGATAAGTTTGTGTTTGTTAATGTTGTTAATGACCTTGAGATTACTCTTACACTTTTACCAACTACTGTAACTGAGCGTTTTCTTTCAGCTTCATTTAAGAATACTGGAGTTGTCGCTCCACCATTAATAAAGTCTGATTCAAGTCTACCATTTGGTAATCTTCTTGTGCTACTACCTCTACTTGATAAAGTTAGATTAGCAACATCTGCGTTAAACAAGGTAAATGTATATGAGTTATCTACTCCATTTCTTGTATTTGGTGTTACAGTTTGTGTGATACCTGCTCCATTGAAAGTCAATGATGGACTTGGTAATTCCAATATAGGAAGTTTGTTTGTTTCCTTTGGAAGTGTTGTTAATTTATATCTCATTAATTGATTCTCATCTACGAACGCTTCTAATAGTGGCATATTTTCAATTACTGCCGCATAGAAATTTGACCCATTTGGGTGTGATGTATCGTAAAGATTGTAATCAACCTCGTCATCTGCTAATGCAAATTTTGTAATTCTGAATTCGTTCTGCCCTCTTGCCAAAAGTTCACGACCTTTTTTTGTCAAGATAGCGTCTACTGTTATACTTGTATTGTCTAAAAATCCCATTTTATTTTGCTCCTGTGGAAGTGATATAACTATTCTTTTTCATTAATAAATATAAGAAAGTTAAATTTTCCATTAGTTTATTCTGTTCTCAACTTACTTGTATCTGAGTCTTGTGTTTTCAATACGGTAGGTGCTACTTCATTTACGATAATAGGTTCTTCTCCGTCAATTGAATTATCTCTTGTTAATATTATACCTTTATAAAATGCTCTAAATAAATTTGTTGATACTGCCATACTTTCAAATTCTGATGCTTTGAATGAAGAACTATATGCTACACTCGGCCCTATTGAAGCACTTAGTGAACTTGAATAGAAATACTCTCTAACTTGAGATTTTTCTGATAGTCTTGAACCACTTACATTTGGTTGTAATACTTCTGTAAATATATTATTATGTGAACCTGATGTGATACTTGCTGTAGCGTATGTTGTTCCGTATTCACCTCGTTTGTCAATATCGTTTAATATCATTCTTGAACGATTGTTTAAAAATCCTAATGATGAACCTGTATCGAAAAATGCTGCATTTATTTCTCCATTGTAAGTTGTGTATTCACCACTTGTTTCAAAGTAATTATCATTAGAACCTGTAATATATCTTGTTACTAAAACACCATCATCATACTCCCCAGCGTTTTCATAATATTGATTATCAAACTCAGTTTCTCTACCAATAGTTTGTTTACTTCTTTCCAATATATTAGGTTCAATCAATACACCAACACTTGTTTTAGCTCTCGCTGGAACTAATTGATATAATGTATCATAAAGACTTGAATCATAAAATTGTAGTATTCTTAAGTAATCAAAGAAGTTATTCGTCATATCATATCGTTTAAAATATTCTCTTCTCAAATGTCTTAAATCTTTGTAGATTGGTTTTGATTCATCTCTTGGGTCTCCAATAAAATCATCAAAATTAAAATCTGCAATACTATACATTATGTCCTCGTTGACAACATCAACCGGTGAGAAATAAACACCTAATGAGTGGTCGTCAAGTGGTGCGAAGTCATCATTAGATTTTTCTCTTCTTTTATCAACTAACAATGAACCACTACCATTTTTGTCTGGTGGTAAAAATGTATCTTCAATTCTAATCTTAGTCGCATTTCTACGAGTTGGACCCAGACTTGGCACTCTAACTTTTTCTTGGTCTACTAATGTTCGTGAAAAGTTTCCTGTAAATCCATCAACATCAACCGATTGAACTTCTGAATACAATGAAGCATCGTGTGCCGTATTTGACGCTGTAGCTGATGATGATAAGTTTTTATTTTCATCTAATTGATAACGAACCAATAGTTCATCAAATGAAGATGAATAATGATTTCCATTATATGCCTTTGGTGTTCTAACGTGATTGTCAAATATACTTTGACTTAATGGTTCTGACCATAAACGATATTCCATTAATGAACCGCTTAATTGATTTCCAAAAGAACTACCACTACCACCAAGATAAACGTGTCCACTTGAAGTAAAGGCAGCATTTACAACTGAAGCTGTTACTTCCATACTTTGACTATCTTGATATAAAATCTTTTGTCTTGTTGACTCGTAGTATTTTGTAGTTAATTCAAATGATGAACTTGCATAAATACTATCATCATCAAATTCTAAACCATTACTTGCTGATTTTCTTGTCAACATAACTGACCACATTTCGTCATTATAAAATGGTTGTAGTGATGAAGTTATAAAGTTTACACTTCCGTCTGAACCACTAATGGTAAATCTTAGATGACCATAATTGTCTGTTGTTCCGTTGTCTTGTAGATGAATAGCCCAATCATCATCTTTTTGTAATAACACCATTGAGCCAGAAGTTCCAACACTATGTGGTGTTCTGAATCTAAACTCAACGGTATCAGGTATCAGTCCGTCTGATGCCGTTTTCCAATTTGATTGAATATATTGAGCCGCTTTAAAATCTGTTGCTCTTGTAAATTTTCTTTTAATTTCATAACTTACTCTTGTTCCTTTATCTGGCCCACCATACTCACGAACTCTTAACATTGTACTTGGAATACCATAACAATTTAGTAATCCTTTTAGTGAACGCTCTGTTCCTTTTGTTTTAATAAAGAAAGGTAAGTTTGCTAATATTCGTTTCCAAATCTTTTCTGTTACTTCTTCTTGTGGTGATTCATATAAATCGGTTCCGTCTGCATTTTTACCTAATAAATAATTTGGTAGAGTTAATAAATCATTTCCACTATATAATTCTAAACCAAGAGCTTTAGCGTAGTGTATCGCTACATCTTTTGATATACCTTCTGATATTTTGTTAACTCTAACATTTAAATCTGTAATAGATTTAGTATATGTCCACACTTCATCAAAGTATTGTCCAACCATATCCATAAATTCTAAGAATACATTATTAGATGTATCAGCGTAAATATGTTCTGGTAAAGAGTTTCTTAGTGAGTTCATATTTCTTTGGTCATAGTCAGAAGCACTTGCAATCATATTGTTGAACCAAGTGTTAGCGTTTGTACTACCAACCGCTTCTAATGTATATGGTGATGATGAATTTGTTTTAGGCCAAGAAGTATCGTGGAATTGTCCGTCAGATGAACTTACATAAGATGAACTTTCAAAATACATATAATGTTCAAATGGGTCAAATGAATTTTTTACTCTTTGTCTTTTTGCTTCTATCTCTTGGATTGTTTCTAATGAACTTGATATACTAACCAAAGATGAACTCTCATCATTATAACCTTCAATCAGTTCCAACTTATCTCTAAAATTACGAAGTCTTGATTCAACATTTGAGAAATGAATAAAGTTTCCAAAGCCAGTATCATCTGCTTCTAAATTTAAATCTGTTGTTGTTTTTTGATAATCAATATTTGGTTGAACATCTAATAAACTACCTGATATTAATAGTCTTTCAATATCTCGAGAATCTTCAGCACTATCACTTAATAAATTTGTATGTGTTTGATATTGTGTTCCTTGAAAATTAATTGGATTATCAGCGGAATTAAAGTTTGGTAGTCGTAAGAATATTCCGTCATCAATATCATCTTCAAATGGAACTAATCTTACATTATCAATATAGTCAGGTAATCTTTTTTCTACAAATGTAAACCCTTCTCCAAACTCAATATCTTCTGACAATGGTAATTTTGTTTTTAAAATTCTTTGTTCTCCGTCAACACCTAAAACACTATTCGTAACAAGATAATATTGTGAATCAACCTTAGCATAGGTTTTGTATCGTTCAATATTGTTTTTAACATAATTTACTTTAAATCCTTTAAATCTTTTTGATACTTGGTCTTCTCCTTTGTGCCCATATAGATTTACTCCGTCATTGTAAGACAAAGAAACACGAACACGATTACTATCAATCACTTCTTCAATCGTTGCTACATAATCTCTTGGTGATAAGTTTGCTTGTTCTTCATTTGGATTAACAACTTTTTCGTTTGCTGTTTGACCGTATTTGTCTGATAACTCACCATTTGGTTTGATAACCTTTCTTTTAATTAATTCATCTTTTGTAAACGCTCCACCTTTATCTCCTAAACCATCTGCTTCTAACGCTGCCTTTGTTTCATTGGATACAAAAAATGGTTCACCAGATTCATCTCTACCACTTTCAACGTGTTCTCTAAATTCATCTCGTAATGCTTGAATACTTGGTGGTGGATTCTTAGGGTCAATTCCAGAGTCTTTGATTGGGTCATTAATTAATTTTCCGTCAACACCTATTTCTTCTAATACTACTCCACCTGGTCCGAGAACTTCTGTTACTCCGTCTGGTCTTACGATTGTAGGTGAACCTTTAAAAGTTGGACCAGATACTACATTATTAGGTTTTGGTTGTGGTGCAACTACTTTTGGTTTTGATACTGCTGCCCTTGGTGGTATAACTCTTGGCGCTGGTCTTCTTCTATTTGAACGACCACCTGCTCCTGCTAATCTAGCTTTTGTTGTTGGTCTTGCCATTAGTATCTACCTCCTCGTTGTCGTCTTGCTCTTGGTCTTCTTGAAGTAGCAGTTCTTATTGGTGATGCTACTGGACTTGTAGAAATTGGTTTTGGTTCAGCTACTGGTCTTGGTGGTGGTGGTGGTGGAACATCTGGCTGTGGTGGTGGTGGTGAAATAATTG